GATTTCCATTCAATTTATAGAGGTGTCCCTAGACTCAAACCAGCAGAAAGAACTATGCAACTGCTAACAAGTATGAGAGATTTCCAGGACAACTTTTTCAAAAATGGTGCAGTTCCAGGATTAGTACTAAAAAGTCCTAATACTCTTTCTGAAAAAATAAAAGAAAGAATGTTACAGGCTTGGAGTATGAGATACAATCCTAAAACAGGTGGAAGACGACCACTTGTACTTGATGGAGGATTAGAAGTTGATGCTCTAACAGAAATCAATTTTAAGGAACTGGACTTTCAAGAATCAATAAAGGCAAACGAAAACATTATATTAGAGGCACTTGGAGTACCACCAATTCTTATGGATAGTGGTAATAATGCAAATATAAGACCAAACCACAGATTATACTATTTGGAAACAATACTACCAATAGTTAGAAAAATGGTATCTGCATTTGAAAGATACTTTGGATTTGGTCTAAGTGAAGATTTAACAGGGATTCCTGCTCTACAACCAGAGTTGAGAGACCAGGCTTCGTACTATGCAACACTTGTAAATACAGGTATATTGACACCGAATGAAGCAAGAGAAGCACTTGGTAAAGAAAGTGTAAATGGTTTTGATACTCCTAGAGTACCTGCGAATATAGCAGGTTCAGCAGTTAATCCAGAATTGGGTGGTAGACCCGAAGGAGAAGAAAATGAATAGAACTGCAATTATAAGCAAACTTGGAGACTATTTTATGAAGAAAGGCAAAGTACTTTCTATCAAAGAGTATAAAGCAGCAAAAGATGTTCCTATGAGATTACTACAAGTTAAAAGATTATTTAATTCTTGGAGTAGAATGGAGCAGTTAGTAAATAAAGCATTTCCAGAAATAGGTACTATTGTACCTGAAGTCAAAGCAGCACCTAAAAAGGTAGCGAAAAAGGTAGTAGAAGATGAGTAATAAAATTTTTAACTTTGTTTCAAACTTTAAAAATCTTGGAGAACAAGAAGATGGAAGTGTTGAAATCAAAGGATCAGCTAGTACAAATGCATTAGACAGAGCTGGGGATATAATAGAACATGATGCATGGTTAAAAAATAATGGATTAAAAAATTATGAAAATAATCCAATAATTCTTTTTAACCATGATTATAACAGACCGATAGGTAGAGCAAAGAGTGTGACAGTAGACGAGAATGGTTTACAACTTCATGCAAAAATTGCTAAATCTGCAGGTGATGTTAAAGAATTAGTTAAAGAGGGAGTCCTTGGTGCCTTTAGTGTCGGTTTCAAGGTCAAGGACGCCGAGTATATGACAGAAACTGACGGATATAGAATCAAGGACGCAGAGTTATTTGAAGTATCTGTTGTCTCAGTTCCTTGTAATCAAGGAGCAACTTTTTCATTAGCAAAAAGTTTTGACAATGAAGCAGATTACAGAAAATTTCACGAGTCTTTAAGGGCTGGCTCTACTGAAATAGCAGACGCTGTTGAAGTAAAGCAGCCAAGTGGGGAGAAATCCCAAAAGGAGAAAATTATGTCGGAAGATGTAAAAAACGTCTCTCCTGAAGGCTTCGATCTTGAGGCATTTGCTCAAAAAGTAGCGGGTGAAACTGCTGCTAAAATCGCAATGCAACAAGCAGAGCAGAAAGCCAAAGAAGCAAAGGAAATGGAAGAAAAAGAAGTTTCTGAAGCTGAAGAAAAGGCTGCTGTAGAAGCAAAACAGGAAGACCAAAAATCAATCGTAACATCAGTAATGACTGGTGCGGAACAATTGATGTCCGATCTTGAGACAAGAGTTAACGAAAAGCACGAAGATTTAGAAAGTGTTGTTAAAGAACTTGAATCTCAATTAAGTGAAAAATCCGAAGAAGTTATGAAAATGAGAGAATCCAAAAGAGTTTTCTCAGATAGAGGTAGCTCAGATTGGAAAAAAGCTTTTGAACAGGATATCTTGGACGCGAAGTTTGCAGGTGTTGCAACAGGAAAAGGTTGGAATAATGATTACGCTAAAAATGTAATGGAGAAGGTAAATGAGCACTCAGGTATTCAAGTATCTTCTGCAGACTTTGAGCAGATTGTTTCAACAAATGTTGAGAGAGACATTCAAAACGAACTAGTATTGGCACCATTATTTAGAGAAATCGTAATGAATTCTGCTAACATGATAGTTCCAATATTGCCAGATTCAGGTTATGCTGAATTTGCATCAGCTCAAACCGCAGGTGGTTCTTCACCTCACGGTAACTTAGCACAAAGAGGAGATACTTATGGTTCACCTTTTGGTGGTATAGATTTAGCTGAAAGAACTCTTTCAACAAAGAAACTTATTTCTCAATCATTCTTAGGTAATGAAACAGAAGAAGATGCAATTATGCCAATACTTCCTTTAATTAGAGAGTCAATGGTAAGATCTCATGCTAGAGCAATCGAAAATGCTATCCTAGCAGGTGACGACGCTGATGGTGCTTTTGGTACATCAGGTGCAGCTTTTGAAGGCTTATTACACTTAGCAAGAAACGATTCAGACTTTACACAATCATCAACTGCATTTGCAACTGATACTGTAACAGCAGCTGAATTGCTTTCAATGAGAAAAAATATGGGTAAATATGGTGTGAATCCAAGTGAAGTAGTTTATGTTGTTTCACAGAGAACATACTATGAACTACTAGAAGATTCTGAGTTCCAAGACGCTAACCTAGTTGGCGACATGGCAACTAAGCTATCTGGTGAAATCGGACAAGTGTTCGGTTCAAGAGTTATCCTTTGTGATGAATTCGCTTCACCAGCAGTTAGTAAGTTCGCAGCTATCGCTGTGTACCCAAGAAACTATGTAATTCCAAGATTAAGAGGAGTTACAATCGAGTCTGACTACGAAGTAGCAAACCAAAGAAGAGTCCTAGTGGCTTCTCAGAGACTAGGTTTTATTGACCTAATCGATGGTGCAACTTCTAAGTGGGGACACATGTACAAAGCTTCTTAATAGCTTTACTACGGTTTTGTGGGGTTACCTTAAACCCCACACTTTTTGAGATATGGCAGTAATAACAGGCGGAACAAATTTAATAACCTTACAGCAGTATAAAGACTTTGCTGGGTTATCTGGTATGTCAGATGATGCAAGAATCAATACTATTATACCAGCAATTAGTCAGTCTGTAAAAAGATACTGCGGTATGTCATTTTTGGACTACTATAGTTCAAATAAAACAGAATTTTTTGATATAAAAGATAACATGACAAATGCAGTTATGTTAGATGAAAGCCCACTTGTCTCCATAGTGTCAGTAGAAGAGAGAGGTTCACAAGCTGATAGCTATGTTACATTAATAAGCGAAAACTCAGATTCAAGTGGAAAATATGACTTTACAGTAGACTTTGAGTCAGACACAATTTTTAGAACAACAGACACAGCAGATAAAATGTTTCCGAAAGGAAGAAAAGCAGTAAAAGTAGTGTATAAAGCTGGTTACGCTTCAACACCGTCAGATATACAACTTGCATGTTTTGATTTGGTAAAATACTACTTAAAAGATGAAAGAAAAGAAAGATTAAATATTGGTGGAGCTACTATTCAAAATCAAATTAGTAGTTCTATAAGGGATAATATAGATTTCCCAGATTATATCAAGAGAATACTTGATATGTATAAGGTTTATAAATAATGGCAGTAAAAGGTCCTTTTAATTATATTGTAACAAATGCCCCACTTCAAGGCGGAGAGAAGTGGCAAGATATAAGTGAAGCTATAATAGCAACCTATAATAGACGATCAACAGAAGTAAAAGACAAAATAGATGAAGCTATAGAGGGAAAACTACAAAAAGCAGGAGCATGGTATGCTAATTTACAAGGAATAGCAAAAGTAAATTGGGATTATATAATAGATAGCACACCTGCAATGAATAAAGATGCTTTAAGAACTCATTTAAATAGTATTTCCTCAGCAGTAGAAGCTATGAGTGGTTACGATATAGACCATAGAGAAATTACTTTTGTAAATAGTAGAATAGCCCTTACTATAAATGTTTTACAAGGAGCATTAAAAGTATTTGACAAAGGCCTGCAAGGATATCAAGATGAGGCAGACTTTGGTGAACCGTATGATGCAGAGAAAGACTTAGGGGGAGCGTCATCAGCAGGAGCCGTAGGTATGAGAAGGCAACAGATACTTGAAGGTCGAAAAGGTGTATTAGGTGTAGGAGAAGGTGCTCCAAGAGATAATATACAAAACGCAATAACTGAGTTACAAAAACTTTTAGCAGTCTCAGAAAGAATGCAATATAACATGAATCAGACTGGAGAAAGTGAATCTTTTGAAGATGTAATAGCAGAACTAGAAGGCGAAGGTGGTGTAATTACACTAGATAAACAAAAATATATTGACGCAATGGACGGAAGAGCTGATGCAGTTTTTAGATTTGAAACACCAACTTTTAATAGAGACATAAAAGGAGCAAGACAAAAAGAAGCAGGAATACTGAGAGCAAAACTAACAGGCGCTAGTTTTGATTTATCTAATGACTTACAATATCAACTTGATACTCTACTTGGCTCTACACTTCAAGTTACTGGATCAAAAAGAATTGATGCAGCATTGCTTCAACAATTAGAAGATGCCTTTCTTAGAAGAAAAAAGAAAGTACAAAAAACAAATAGTAAGAAAAAAGTAAGAACAAAAAGAATAAAAGTAAAAAGAGGTAAAGCAGCTTCAATTGCTAAAACACAAAGAAACATAGCAAAAGAAATAAAGACTTTTGCACTTGCAGCAGGTATAAAAAAGACTAAAAGAAGAAGACCAGATGGACAAAGAAAATTAAATATTTTTAAAGAAAATATTAATGCAAAATTAAAAGCAGCTGTAACAAAGAACATGGTACGACCAGCACTAGAACCTAGAACAGGAACTTTTGCGGGAAGTGTAAAATTAGATAGTTTAGTTCAAGGACCAAATACTATAATTGGAGAATACTCATACCAAGAGGACCCATACTCAACATTTGAGAATAGTGGTAGATGGCCAAATGGATATAATCCAAAACCACTTATTACTAAAAGTATAAGAGAACTTGCAACTAAGGCTTTAGGTGCTAAATTTACCTTGAGGAAAGCTGCAATATAATGGCAGTATATAGAACAAAAAGAAAAAAGATAGTAGATGCTTTAGTTGAAAAACTAAAAGACATTGATGGGAATCACCCTTTTCTTTCTAATGTATTTGGAAATGTAAAGGCAAATATGGTGTTCTTAGATGAAATCGAAGAATATCCTAAGTTATGTGTGGTTGCGGGAGATGAAACTCGTGAATATCTTCCCGATAACTACAAATGGAGATTTTTAACTTTAACAATTAGGGGATATGTCAGAAATGAAGAAGATCCCCAAGAAGAACTAGCATTATTGTTTGAAGATGTGGAGAAAATAATTGACGACAATGATGCACTGGTGTATGATGATAGTGTCAATCCAAGTTTAAAGACAACTCAATTCACTATACTAAATTTTAGTACAGATGAAGGAGTAATAAAACCTTTAGGAATTGGAGAGATGGCTGTCGAAGTACGATATTAGGAGACGGCATGGCAGATAATAATCTTGCTAGACCCTTTCCGAAGCAAATAGGAGAACGAAATGGCAATTAATTTATCAAGAGAAACCAAAGTTTATCTCAGTACCGTTAATGGCGTACACGCTACAAGTGCTGGGACGAATAAAGGTGGAATTCAAACTATTAGTGTTCACGCAGGTGGAACTAGTGGTTATGAAGTAGGTGATTTATTAGTTCAAAACTCAGCTTCTGATTCTACTGGTAGTGGAGTTGGTGCAAGAGTATATGTTGCCGCTGTAAGTAGTGGTGTCGTAACTAAAGTCGTTGCTTTTAATAACGGTAGAGGTCGTGGTCATGCTGCGGCTGATAGAATTACTTTTCCAACAGCACAAGTTGTAAAAGGAACAGGAAATTCTGCTACAGTTTCTGGAACAGTTCAACTTGATGTTGATGCTGTAGGAGCTGATAATGCTACTGTAGATGGAGCAAGAACTGGGTTAGGTTTGTTTAGAGGAAATAGTACTAATGCGAATACATTTAGAATTGGTGTATTAGATGGATACTCTTTCTCACAAGCTAACACAAGTACTGATGTTACACTAACAGAGGCAGGAACATCACCTGTTAGAGGATCAAAAAGATTTAACGATGCTTTAGACGCTGGTGAATGGTCTTTCCAAACATATGTAAGACCGTTTGTTCATGGAGCAAACAGTTATGGAACTGAAAATAATCATGGCGCTGTAGAAGATATACTATGGTCAGCAATGGCAGGAACAGCTCTAACTAGTACAGGTAGTGCTGCAACACCTTCAAGCAGTAATTGGTCTGTTGATTTTGAAGAGTCAGATAAACACGAATTATTAAAATTCCAAATTTATTTTGTACTTGAAAATACAACATACAGATTGAATGAGTGTCAAGTAAACCAAGCAGAGATTGATTTCTCAATCGATGGTATTGGAACAATTACTTGGTCAGGAAACTGTACAACCATTGACCAAATATCTGTACCGATGGAAGATCCAAACGTAGCCTTCCATTCTGATAGTAGTGAAAGTGCAAGAGCATACTCAGCTAATGCAACAGAAGATGATGTAGAAAGTTTTGACTACGTTAATGTAAGTGGTGTCGATGATGCTGATTACTTAAAGAATAAACTTTCAACACTAACCTTATCCGCAGCCGCACAAGGTGGTGGAGCATCAGCTGGTGGTTTAGACTCAAGAACTTACAGTATAGCGATTACTGGTGGAAACATTACAATAGCTAATAATATTACTTATTTAACACCTGAGACATTAGGCTTGGTTGATAAATCTATAGGTTCATTTACTGGTACAAGACAGGTTACAGGCTCATTAACTTGTTACTTAGATACTAAGAATAATGGATCAAACCAACTGTTAAAAGATTTACAAGGAGCAACAACCCTTGTTAATAATGCTTTTGACATGAATTTATTCATGGGTGGTGGCTCTTCAGCTACACCAAGAGTTGATTTTCAACTTGACAAAGCCCATGTATCAATCCCAACAATTGATGTTGCTGATGTGATTTCAACAACTATTGAATTCACAGCGCAAGGTACAACTATTAGTGACCAGGACGAGTTGAAAGTAGTCTATGTGGGTAGTACATCTCATTCTGATTCAAAATACGCAACTGATAGAACTGTATAAAAATGAGCGTTAACTTTCTTAGAGAAAGTAAGGTATACATAGTATACAATGGGGAGTCGTATAGGATATTTACGACTCCCAACCTTTCGTTTGACCAAACATTTGCGGAAGATGCATACGAAGTAAAGACTTTGCACGATCAAACAAAAATTCT